TATGACTTCACAGACCCAGATGGTTTACAAATGGGGTCAAGCAGAGGTAATTATGCTGCCACGGGTGTTTTGAAATTATATGATGGTTGTGGGACTGCCATCGAAGAATGGGTACTCGAAGATTTGTGGCCACAAGCAATAAACTTTGGTGAATTAGATTATTCTAGCTCAGAGGAATCTAATATTGAGTTAACTCTTAGATATTCCTCAGTTACATACAAGAGTTTCTGCCCAAAGGTAGAGAAGTTCAAGAGTTGCTGCACGGAATGCAATTCTGCCGCACAGTCTACAGGCAGTGGAAACCTCCAGCCGGGGTACAGCGCAGTAGTCTAATCCTTTTGTTAAAACCATGTACTAAGAAAGTCCCCCAATCTTGAGGGGCTTTTTTGGTACATTTTAAGGAGTGAGTTATGGCTAGACAGATGGGATTCGATTTTGGCCTTGAAAACAGCGATACTTGTTTCAAAAGAAAATTTCGCTGGATTTTGACAATAGAAGGGATATCCGCCGACCAAAATAGTGTAAATTCTTTGCCCCCTCTAAAAAGTGCAAGACCAAATATTTCTTTCAAAGAAATGGAAGTTAAACATTTAATTGAAAATATTTATTATCCAGCAAGACCTGATTGGAAGCCAATCGCATTAGTCCTATATGATTTAAAAAGTGATAAACACCCCGTGTTTGAATGGATTCAAACTATTTATGATGTATCTGTAAATGGTAATTGGTTTCCATCTGGCGAGAATGAATTCAAAAAAGAGGCTAGATTAGAACTATATGATGGATGTGGTAATGTTATAGAAACTTGGATATACGAAAACGCATGGCCACAAACTGTTGATTTTGGAGAAATGGACATGGGAGATTCCTCCTATATGACAGCCGATATCACTTTAAGGTACGATAGAGCTTTTATAGATTAATTAAATTTATAGATTACTCATCAAACTCTTTATGAAGTATTTCTCTACATGCAGCAAGAGCATCTTCTAGTTGCTTTGTCTTACACCCTAAAGCTCTACATGCTGCACTTTTGTTAAGACGGCCTTTTTTAGTATAAACTTTACTATTGCATAATAAAGTTTCAACTAACTTATAATGACCGGCATTTTTTAACTTATCAACTAACTCTCGCTGTTCTATAGATTCAATCAATATATTCATAAGATAAATTATATATAAACAAATTAACAAGTACAAGGAAAAAATAAAAATTTATTCAATAAACTTTGCTTTTTTCATGGGTTTATTGTCAGATTGGAAATTCATAAAATTTTGATACCTTTTCTTTAATTCATTATAATTTCTAGCCGACCTATAAAGTTGTCTATAATGATTCAATATACAAGTAGTCATATAATTAAAAGCTTTTCCTTTAGAAGGGTCAAATCTGTCAATTTTTTCGAAACAAATTAAAACACCTTCTTGGATAGCGTCATCTGGGTCGATAAAGTTAAATTTTGCATATCTGGCTATGTTCTCAGATAAAGTATAAAATGCGGTCGCTAATGCATCTTGAGATTCTTCAAAAGAAAGAATAGAAGTTCTCAAGACACGATTTTTTGCTTTTAGTGTTTTGGAATCTTCAGGTTTATTTGCGTTTCTTTTAGATTTACGTTTATACGCATCATCTAAGTCTTCCACAATAAGCTCATATTTGTGTTTTGTTTTTTTAGAAGTTTGAAAAGTGTTTATTATATTTTCAAAGGTTCTGTTATTAAGATATTCTGTAGCCATGTAATCCTATTTATGCATTAATTTATATTATATCGTTCTTTCTTTTCATAGGATTTTCTATTCTTTCTTTCTCTGCTCTATAATAACATGTGGAAAAGATTATAGAACATCTTCTTAATGTATTAGAGCACGATATCGCAGAAAAAGCTTATATCAATTTAAAAAAATATTATGAAGAATGTAATAAGACGGAAGAGGCAGAAATTATAGGACACATTATTTACAGAAGATTTTATGAAGATAACAACAATAATTCTGACATGTGATAATGAACTGACTATAGAAAAGACTTTACAATCTATATCTGGAGATATACTTATTGGGGATATAGGGTCAAAGGATTTGACATTATCTATATGTAAAAAATATAATACATCAATAATTGAAATACCATTTGAAAATGATTATAGTAAAGCCAAAAATAAACTAATATCATATGTGAAATCAGATTGGATTTTACATATGGAGCCATGGGAAGTATTGGTTCAGGCAAGTTTTGAAGAAGCTGATATATCAAAATCTTATCATTTACAAATAATATCAAATAAAATTATTTCAAAAAGCATAAGATTTTGGCACAAAAATAAATCATTATCTTTTGTCAATCCAGTATTTGAAATAATTGATGATAATTCTCATTATCTTCCATCTGTTATTTATGCCGCTCCAGTAATGGCAAAACAGCAAACAGATATTATAAACAAATGGAAGAAGGAGAAGCCAACAGACTCCGCCCCTTATTACTATGAGGCATGTGTATTATTGCAAGAAGAAAAATACGATGAATTTTTATCAGTAGCACAGAAATATTTATTTTTAGAAAATATGGGCTTACCTGTTGTTATGATAAAATATTATTTAGCCGCTGTCCAACTTTACATTAAGAAAGATGTATCAAGTTCTCTTAGAAACATCTTACCGTGTATAGCCACAAAGCCAAATATGGCAGAATTTTGGTGTTTATTAGGTGACATCTATTACCATAAAAAAATATACAAAAAGGCTCAAACTTTTTATAAAAATGCAATTTACGCTGGTGAGAGAAGGTTGAAAGAAGACATGTGGCCTCTAGAAATAGATAAATATCGTAATCATCCCAACAAGATGATAAAAAGTTGCCAAAAAATATTAGATGAATCTAATTACATAGCCGCCATATAATTTCCACAACATTTAGCTGCTTCGCTAATGTTTTTCAGAAATTTAATTTGTCCTTCTACAGATTGTGGAACTTTATAAAAGTCTGTAACATCTTCAATTGCTGAAGCAAGAATTTTGGGTAAAGTATTGTTTTTAGGTATATAATTAGTGCTTCCATTCTTAACGGTAAACACTACAAATTTATTCCTGTATTCAGAAACAATTATAATAGGAGTAGAAATTTTTTGTATTCGTAATTCATTTACTAAAGAAAAACTTTCATAATCGGGAAGACCATAGCTTATTACAATACAAGAAAAAATTTCTTTCTTAGCTCGTTCTATTATTTCTTCCCCCGTTTCTACTTCTACAATATCAGCATTCAAGCCTGAAATGCTTCTGTTAATAGCATTACGTCTTTCTTCTTCTTCGTGCCCCAATAATATGAGCATTCTTTCTTTCACGTATCCCCCTCCAATCCAATAATTTGTACATCGGTATATATATGACTTGCTACCACAATATATTAATTTCATTAACAATAACAGTCACCTCATCTTCATATCTACTAACTGCTAATTGTTTTCTTCCGGGGGCCAATTGTTTTAATCTACTTTCAAGTTCGAATATCTTGCAGTTTATAACGCTCCAATTGTTTTCAGCGAGTTGTTTTATTTCTTCTTCCTCATCTGAAACTTCAGAACCCGGATAATATTTTTTAAGATATTTAGAATATTTTTTTATTAATTTTCTATAAAATGGGACATTACATGCACACCCCGGATTATGAAGATATCCTGCAACATCTTCTTGAAGTTCTATTGGTAACGAATCTCTGAATCTATAATCTTTAAGAGCCGCTTTCACGTCCATTAAACCTATCTTTTTCATTCAGTTTCTCCGTTCGAAGTTTTCTGGGAATTATCACTCGCCCACACTGAGGACATTTAAATCTTCTTGTTTGTTTTTTGCTCTTATGAATAATTGTTTTTTTAGTAACAGGGTCAAGGGTCGGTGGGCTACTCGGAACAGGAGATGTTTTAATTTCGGTCATCTCTTTAATATCAGACCCATCTGAAACTTTCTTCCAGTTACAAATTTCACAATACAATATGTAAAACGGTTTTTCTTTATTATTTTTCATCGAATTCAATAATCGTTCTAGCTTCTAAATAATTCATAAATAATTCTGAGAATCCACAGATAAAACTACCTGCGAACCCACACATCAAAATATAAAGTGGTGCATTACTTAGTAATACAAATCCACATAATAATCCTGCGAAGAATCCAGTGCATTTAGAACATATAGATATGGAATAAAATGGAGTTGCCAATAGGTAATTTCTCCAATTATCCAGAAATGTTTGATTTACGATAATATCTGTAAGTCCTGATACTGCGAACACAAAAAGTATTAATTCTATCATTTTTTCTATTTCCAAAAACATATATAAAGTTGGCCACCTTTTCGATACATGGAAGGGTATCCTTTTGGTTCCATTTTGTTAAGTTCTAATTCCGCATCGTCAATGTTGCAACTTAGCAATCTTATATTCCGATGGTCTATTGATTTATCAATAGTAACTTTGTCGTCTAAGTGATGTTCAATCACTTTAATTTGTTCAGATTCCAAATGATTCAAAATGTATAATAAAGATTTATTTTTAAGAGACCTAGCCCCTGTCATGGTGGCTAACTTCCATTGGTCAAAGTATCCCTTAAATTCAGGAAGCTTTTGTCTAAGGTCTGAATCTAAAAAAACTAAATCTTCTATATTATTGAAATTTAGTTCTATCACACTCATATAAGAATAACGAAGAAGTAAAAATGGAAGAAATTAAAACAAAAGAAAAATGGACTTTAGAAGTTCTTGGGGTAAGCCCAGAAACCGAAGTAACTATGTTAAAGATGCCTTCTATGTACCACGACGTAGTACGATGGGATTTGAATAACGAACCTAATTTTTTTGCAGGGAGAGCTAATTGGGAACCCTTTAAAATAGGTGTAGAGGGATTGTGGGGACGTAATATTGAAAATAGCCTTTTAAATTGGGGTTATGAAAAAATATTAAATTTCGACAATTCAAGAGATTATTCAAAAACAGGCATATTAAAATGTTCAAACGGTTTAAGTTTTAAGATAGAAAAAATGTGGCCACAAGCGATTGATTATGGCCAATTAGATTATTCTTCCAGTGATATTCCTATTGTTGAATTTACATTTAGTTATTCTAAGGCCACAGTACAAGAAGAGCAAAAGCCACAACGAAGAAAATTATCCCTTAATTGGGAGAACAAATAAATGGAAGAAATTAAAAAAGACACTTTAGAAATAATCGGTGTAACCACGGAAATTGAAGTAAATGTATTAAAACTACCTAGCATTGAATTTGATGAAGAAGAAATTTATTGTAAAGGTCAAAAGCTCTATAAACCAATTCCGGGGTCTACTCGTTGGGTGCCCTTTACGGTGCAGTATGATGTTTATTGCGATGATGATAACCACAATTCGTTTGGTCTTCTTAAATGGTTTTCAACATTACTTGACCCATCATCAGAAGGTGGATTTCGTTCTAAAGTAGTAGATAATGAAACTAAAACGTGCATATTAAGATTATCAAATGGTCAAGTTTGGAAAATAGAAAAAATACATCCACAGTCGATGAGTTGGGGCGGCTTACCTTATTATCCTCCTGTTGAGATGGAATTTACATTTGCTTATTCTAAATCCACAGTTGATTTTTCTAATTCCACAAATGATTATTGTAATTGTTGCAATTCGTGCAAACCCAAACCACTAAAAAATAGAAAATTATTCCTTAATTGGGAAAATAAATAGGAGAGAAAAAATGCCAGATGAAGTATACCAACCGAAGAGAGTGCCTATTAATCCAGATATCGTAGATACTCCAGAAACTCAGAGCGAAACACCGGACTTGCCACAACCAGACGTGGAGCAGCCAAATATGCGACCTCTCCAACCAGACATGGAGCAGCCAAATATGCGACCTCTCCAATCAGATGTGGAACAACCAACTATGCGTCCTGCACAGGAGGGTGCAGAGCCGACTATGCGACCATTGCAACCAGAAGGTGGAATGGAGATTTCAGGAAATATTCCCCCTCAATTTACTGCCGCTTTGTCAAAAGAAAGAAAAGCAAAAAGAGAAACTACAAGTGAGACAAAAATTGTGTCTCCAGCGGCGTTGCGAGAAGTTCAACCAAGTATTCCACCGGGAACAATTAGAACTCTTGAGCAATTGATTCAGGGAATTCAGACTAAATCTACTCTTTTTGAAGAAATTACTCTCCCATCAAAGGGAAGATTTTATGATGGTGAAGATGGTCCACAAGATGGTATAATCCATATTCGTCCGATGACAGGTGAAGAGGAACAGATTTTAGCTACCCCTAGATTTGTTAAAAAGGGTCAAGCAATTAACATGATATTTGATAGGTGTATGCAAGAAAACTTTAATTCAGAAAGATTTATTACGCCAGATAGAACATATATGTTAATTTTCTTACGTGGTATTTCTTATACACCATCATATGATGTAGAAGTCAAATGTCCCCATTGTGACCGAAAGTTTGCAACAGTCATAGATTTGAATGATTTATACGTAGAGTCATGCCCGGAAACATTCTCATCTACAAATTTAAAAGATTCTCTTCCAACAACTGGTTATAATTTTAGTTATCGTCTTTCAACTGGGTCCGATGAGCAAAATGTCCAATCGCATAGAGATAGAAAGCTTAGAGGAGGATTTGAAACTAGTGGACAAGCCGATGACACTCTTTTGTATCGTACAGCAATTATGATAGAAGAGATAGAGGGGCTTAATAATAAAGAAGAATTACAAGCCTTATTAAAGAAGTTGCCCATTAGTGATGTTGCTTATTTAAGAACGACAGTTAACGAGCCTCCGTTTGGTGTAGATACCAAGGTTGAGATTCCTTGTCCGGGTTGTTTGGAAGATTTTGAAATAGAACTCCCCCTTGAATCAAATTTTTTCTTCCCAAGGGGCCGGAAGAAGACCCCGAATCCGCAAGCATAGAATTATGGAAAAATATGATGGAAGAAATATTTTTCTTTCAATATCATTTACATATGAGCAGGGCAGAAGCTTTCAATATGCCTGTGCATGAGAGGAAATGGTTGATTGATAGATTTATCGAACAAAAACAAAAAGAAAATTCGGCCATGGAAGATGCAAGAAGAAAAGCAAAAAGAAAACATTAGAGATAAATACTAATGGTTCGTCCTTACGGGCATAAAAAAAGGTAATTAAGTGGCTATAAATTCAAGCACACTATACAGTAGAAAACGTTATGGTTGGAATGATGAAGAATGTTTAAAAGGAAAGAAAAATAATGGCCACTAAAGAACGATATCAGAACCCCACTATAGGAGATAGTGTAAGATTAAAACTGTTTTCATTCAACTCAAATAACAGAACAAATTTTAATGCTGTAGATAAAGTAGAGATATATTTCTTAGACCCCGAAGAAGTAACTGAAGAGAATCCAGAAGGTAGAAGATTAGTAGAAACTCTGACGGGGGCTTCTATTGTTAATGTTGAAACAGGTCTATATCAAGTTACACTAACTCTGAGTGATACAAAATACACGATAGGAGATTATGTGGATGTGTGGTATGCCTACATAGAAGCAAATGATGACCTTTCTATTGTGGAAAATACATGGATGATTTATCCTGCTTTGTTTTATACCAGTCCACGTCCAATTGTATATGATTTTTCATTTGCATTTAGGCCCAATAAGATAAGATTAGGCTCCAAACAATATATCATCATAGACATAACTCCTAATGTGACAAACGCCTCAGACTTAGCAAGATATTATGAAAATATAGCTATTGTTTCTCCTTTGAAAATATCTATAGAACAAGTATGTGGTGATTGTCTTCCAGCAGAAGAAGACCTAAGAATAATTGCCGATGAAGTAGATGTAGAATTACGAGAAAAAGGAAGAGGATATTATTTCTTAGATACTGAAGAATTAACGACTGGCCTATATGACATATGGTTTACTATGGAATTTGGTGGAAATACGTATGTTTCTAGTAAACAACAGCTTCAACTTTATTAAAAGGTCAAAAATGTCTGATTGTTTTATTATATCATTATATCCTGATTGTATATCCCAAAGTATGATAGATTATCAAAAAAAAGTTTTTGATAATCTTGATATACCCATTACTCAAATTAAAGTAGATGGTCGTCTTGCGGCTGAAACTCATGCTCATGCTATGGGAGAAATTGTAAAGTCGTATAAATACGACTACTACATTTTTTTTGATATTGATGCCATTCCTCTAAAAAAGGAATTAGTTAATTATATTTTACATTCAATTCGTGATGATGAAACACTTTTTGGTGTTGCCCAACAAAGCAACCATATAATAAAACCAAATGGAACTTATGACCACATTTATGCCGGTCCTTCTTGTATGGGTTTTTCTAGTAAATTATATTCTAAACTTGGAAGTCCTTCTTTTGCTCCTAACCACCGTGGTGACACAGCCGAAGAATTGACATGGGAAACAGAATCAAAAGAATTGAAGTTAAAATTACTTTATCCAACACATAGCGTTGGAAAACCCATTTGGGATTTGGGTCATTTGCCTCCGTATGGTTTTGGTACTACATATGATGATATGGTATTTCATTGTTTTGGGGCTACGGGGAATAATGGAGTGACTAAAGGTTACAATATATTAGAAATGTTTGTTGAAAAGTGTAAAGAGGTTTTGGGAGAATAGTTTATGTTTGTGGTTGGGCTGTGCTAGTCGGTGTTGTGGGAAGTTGTTGTTGTCCTTGTGCAGTAGGTTGGGGCTGCTGGACAGTTTGAACTCTCTGCATCATTTTTTCTAATTCCCCGCTAAAGCTCATTATTGACCCATCAAATTCATTTCCCAATCCTGCGGTTTGCAATTCTCTTCTTAATGTTTGTAACCCTTGATTTACGTTCTGTGCCGCCATAAGAACTTGTTGAACAGCTTGTTGCTGTTGTTGAGCGTTTTGTTGACTCTGTGCTGTCTGAACAGCATGTGATTGTGTTTGTGCCACTGGTTGTGGTTGCACCTCTAGGCCACGGGGTTCTGGTTGTGTTGGCACGCCGTCTTGTTCTACGATATATTGAATAAATGTTCTCATTGCTATTATTTATGAACGAAAGAAGCAATTTGTTTACTAAATAATTATATGGAATTTAAAGACTGGATAAATTTTTACGAAGGTGTTGTGGGATATGTTGCCGCTGCATGTATTATAGAAGGGCGAAGAGTACCTGAAGCTCTTAGAAGTAAGGACTTTTCCTCAACTTTATTTGATGAACCTAAACAAATTTTAGGAGCAGATGCGTGTCCAATAAACCCTCTTAGCGGTTATGATACACATATTAAATCTATACAAAAGTTCGCATTTTCGGGTCCAGACCAATTTGCTCAAACAATGCTTTTTTCACCATTGTCGGCAAATGTTCCATTCTCAAAGCACTGGGATAATTTCCAAGTACTTATGATGATATTAAAACATTATTTTCCTAATAAAGTAGACACACAAAAATTAAGATATATAGTTGATGCATTTAACACCAAGTATCATGCTATGGCTCATACTATATCAGGTTTTAAATATGATACAATTGCTTACATATGGAATGATAGAGAAAAACTATTCAATGAACTTCCGAAATTATCTGAAGAGGGAGATGACGAAAAGTTGATAAGAAGATTATCCAAAATCCCCGGTGTTCGGCCTGTTAAAGCTGGGTTTATTGCTCAATTATTGTTTGGGAAAGCAGGGTGTATAGACACCCATAATATAGATATTTATACTAAAGTATTTCCAGATATGGCCGACGAGTTTAACGTAAACAAATGGGACGGCGAAGATGGACCTAAAAATTATACAGCCTTATTGAAAAAGTTAGAAAAAGAAAAGAAAATAGGTAGCAAACAATTATGGAATATTTGGGTAGATTTTGTAGAACATTTCTATCGCCTTGTATCAACACACGGTAAAGGAATTTATGCAGATATGGGTTCTGCGTTAGACCCAAGTGAACCAGTTTATCAAGCAATAATAGAAAAAGACATAGAAATTCCAAAAAAAGCTATTGGACAACCCAAAGGGGCACCAGACAGTTTCATGGTTCCGCTTATTTCGGGTAGATACGGAATGGGAGCTAGTGCAACTCACTTGCAAGATGACCCAGATGAAATGCTTAGACAATTCCAAAGATTACAACAAGGTAAAGAGGGTAGTTCGGCTTCTAGAGCAATCCCATTTGATGCATCTCAATTTGTTGATAAATCTATGCCAACAAAACCATCTTCCCTGTACTATTTTGAGCCAGCTCTTAGTGACGAAGGGGAAGTAGACCCAGATAGAGTAATAAGCATCATAAATAAAAAGATAGATAGAGGTGGAAGAAAAGCTCATGCTGCTCAATGGGCAAAGCGACAAGGAAATCTTTTTAAATAACTATATTAAATCATGTATCCAAGGTAAAAATTATATCCAGAATTAAACTCTATAGACTATATAATTAATATGAACGAAGATTTTATTATAGATAATTTATTAAAACCAAAAAAAAAGAAAAAGGTAAATTCTAACAAAAAAGGAAAAAGGAAAGAGCTTCAAGTTGTGGCTGCATTAAACAAACGTTTTGAAGAAATGTTATCAAAATTTCCTAGTTGGGGACAATTTTCTAGAACTGTTGCGTCTGGGGCAAGATGGGGCCAAAATGTTGTTTTACCACAACATGCAAAAGATACTTTTACCGGAGATTTAGTATGTCCATCGGGTGGTTTTAAATATGTAATTGAATCTAAAGGAGGCTATAACGAAATAGATTTATGTTCTGTATTTAATGGAAAGTGCTCTCAATTAGATGGTTTTTTGTCTCAAGTACAAAAAGATGCAGAACGATGTGGAAGAAAACCATTGTTATTATGGAAAAAAGACAGAAAACCAATGTTGTCTGTTGTAAAATATGAAGATGTAAAAAATTATGAATTTAAAATATACATGAAATATAACGATTGGATAATTTTAGAATTTGATGATTTTTTTAAACTACCTGATAATTTCTTTTTTAAAAATGCCTAAAAAATTAAAATATAATGATGTGAAAGAATATTTTGAAGAACAAGGATGTTTTCTTTTAGAAGATTCTTACATCAACGCCCACTACAAAATGAAATATAAATGTATTTGTGGAAATGATTCTGAAATTTCATGGATGAAATTTAGAATCGGAAGAAGGTGCAAATCTTGTGCTGGCGTTAGAATATCTGAAAAAAAGAAATTTACTTTAGAACATGTTAAAAATATATTTAAACAATCTAATTGTGAATTATTAGAAAAAAAATATAAAAATTCAAAACAATTATTGTTGTATAAATGTTCATGCGGAAATAAACATAAAATAAATCTTAATAATTTTTCATCAGGGAAAAGATGTCCACATTGCGGATTAAAAAAAATAAAAGAAAAGCAAAAATTAAATTATAATTATGTTAAAAAATTTTTTGAATCTAAGGATTGTGTTTTGCTTGAAAGTGAGTATATTAATTCACATTATAAAATGAGATATGTTTGTAGTTGTAAAAATAAAGCTGTTATTAATTGGAATTCATTTAGAAATGGTTCAAGATGTCGTGAATGTGGTAATAAAAAAATAAGTGAATCTAATAAAAAATATAATACAAAAATAGTTCAAAAAATATTCAAAAAAGACGGGTGTGAATTGCTTGGAGAGTTTAAGTCCACACATGTTCCTATGAAATATAAATGTTCTTGTAAAAGAATATCTCATGTGAGACTAAGCGATTTTCTAAAAGGAAATAGATGCAAATGTGGTTACAAAAAAAACTCTGGTTTAAATCACCCAAATTGGATTGTGGACCGTAAATTGAAAAAAGAAAATGATATGTTTAGGAAAAAATTATACAGTACGCTTAGTAGAACATTATGTGCCGTTGGGGATAAAAAAAATGAGAGTAGTAGAAAATTATTAGGATATACACCAAACGAATTAAGATTACATATAATAAATCATTTGAATTGGGAAAATGTTCATAAAAGAAAATGGCATTTAGACCACATATTTCCTATAAAGGCGTTTTTAGACCACAATATAAAAGATATAAAAATAATAAACGCTCTTGACAATCTACAGCCACTAGAGCAAAAGGAAAATTTACGCAAATCAGACATTTATGACATTGATAAATTTAACATTTGGATTAGTCAATTTGAAGTCCCTGTGATTCCAACCAATAAACATCATTAGTTGTTCTCATATCAGCATCTAATAACATATCAGCTAGTGCGTCACCATCTGATGCCGATATACTGTCTAAGGAGAATTCAATTAAATTAAGAATTGTACGTATATCGCCAATGCTCGAATTAATTGCTTGCTCTATTATCAACTATTTAGCCTCTAGTAAAGTCAAAGACCCTTCCATGTCCAAATTAGTTTGTTTCAAGGTATCGGCCAAATAGTTGCCATCCTCTGCCGTCATTTCAGCACCATTCATGATTGCTTCTATTTTTTCAAGACTCTCACGAATAGTTGTAATATTTGTGCCAATTTTTTTATTTAGTTCTTTAGCCATACTAATTTCATCTCTCTCAAATTCGATTAAATCCTGTCGCATCTTTGAAATTACTCACCCAACAATTTCAAAGACCCTTCCATGTCCAGACCACATTGTTCTAAGGAATCAGCTAACATAACACCATCTTCTGTAGAAAATTCATCCTTCTTTGTAATCGTCTCTATTTTATCAAGATTTCCACGAATAGTAGTCATACTTTTCTTAATTGTTTCTAATAGTGCTTCAGAGGCCATGCCGCCATCACTATCATCATCGTCTATGTCAATGTCGGTCCCAGCATTCAATTCTTCTAAATCCCATTCGGCGTCGTCCGCTTTTTTTTTGGCTGATGCTGGTGTCCTGTTATTTTGGTTTTGCCAACCACCGTTTTTATACAAATCCCCTTGGCGATTTCTGTTGCCAGCACCATATGTGTTATATTGATTACCAACGGTATAAGATTTTTTACCAATAACATCGTCGTCATCATCTAATTTTGTGATGACTTCAGCAACGGGTTTATTTTGAGGAATTTTGATTTCGTCGCCATCATGTTCGAATGACGTATAGCCAGTAGCTTTAACATCGAACTTGCGAAGAGTCTTATTCTCCAAAATTGGATGAGCAGGATTTGTATTAAGAACCCATATTTCTTCTGTGGGCAACTCAATAAGCTTCGTTTTTGTTTTTACAATAGAAGAAGCTTCTGGACAGGACAGAATAGCTCGATGCCATATTTCTGGAGTAGAACAGAAAAACACTAATCCTAGAGTTTTTCTTAGGTCCATCAACCAAAGAGGACGATGCCTATTTCTGAAGAGCCACAGACGACGATGACCTTTTTCTAATCTTTCGCCAATAGCGACTGCCATTTGTCCTTTGACTACCTGAGACCAGATGTTTCGAAGTCCCATGAGGCGATTAACAATGTTTGCATCCAGCTTCAATCCGCTAAGGTCATCATCTAATTCTTCGCCTGCCTCAAATATACGAAGTAAAATTTCAGAGTCACAAGCAGAATTCACTTCGTACTTCTTCTTCAGAGCTTTATATTCAGCATCGGGAATTCTTCCATTATGAGCTAAACCAATTGTGCGGTCTGTGCTTGCAAATGGATGATTGTTTTTGTTTACGTGGGCCGTTCCAACGCCAGTAGACGAAGCTCTTGCATGTATGATGAGAAGGTCAGGGTTGGCAGCACAAACGCTCTTCCATGTATCAGTATCAATGAAGTCAGATGCTTTTCCGGGTTCCTTATGGTAAATAATCTTACCGTTATCCCTTTGACTTCCCCAGATACCAGAAGCGTCAGTTCCACGAACTTCCAACTGGTCAAAAACAGAGTTCATTATTTGGAATGAGACTTCTGGATTTTTACTTCTTCCGATATATCCTGCTATGCCGCAAATAATACACCAGCCTTTTTTATTGGGTTTGCGAAAATAGATTTTCAACGAGAGTTAGTATATCAAAATTCCACAGCAAATCAACTAAAATTGAGGAAATTGTTGAGGCTGCTGTGGTGCCTGTGGCTGATTTGGGTCCATCTGGGGCTGTTGTGGGGGCATTTGTGGCCCTTCTGGAGGTTGAGGTTGTTGTTCTGGCTGTTCTGGCTGTTCTGGCTGTTCTGGCGGGGATTCGCTCTCAGAAGGAGGTAAAGTCTCATTTTCAGGAGGGGCTTTCTCTGGTGAGGCAAGTGTGTTTACAGGTGTGCCTACACTATCTGCTAATTTCTGTAGCTCTTCTACAGAAGCGGTCATGATATCACTTAAATCATCTTTTTCTTCAATGGCATTCATAATAGCAACCCCTACTTTCTGAAGAGGGGCGAGATATTGAGTATCCTTCTTCGGCCAGTGCGTGTGAAGAATAGTACGTATTTGGTTTACTATTTTTTTAGAAGCAGTAACTACTTGTCGCTTGCCCATTCCTTCACTGTTATCCAGTAAATTTTGCATAGCATTAGTTAAGTCGCCAATCTTCTCGTTTAGAAAAGATGCGTCTTCATTTAATAAGTAGTCTCTGAATCTCATGTTGCTCATGTTAGTATCTATTCTAGAAAAAGTTGTTTTTGCTACGACTTTTTATTCGTTGTATATTAATGTGTTTTATATCAAACATCAAAGTATTATAAAGCAAATCAATGAAAAAATCAACTGTTATTCTTCATACCACCATTTAACTGATTTTAATACCTTTTTAAATTGAGATTCGTTAAATGATACACCACACCACATTGCCTTTCACATATCCCTTTTCAGGAGTTTTTCTGTCAACTGATGGTGCGTCCCATGCCTGAAAACCTTGGTGTTTAAATTGGCTTTTCATATCTATGCTGCCAATTACCAAAACCTCCCATACCTAGCTGCCAGTACTGCCAAAACCACCTAAACCTCGGTCGGTTTCTGAAAGTTCTTCAACTTCTTCTATATCACCATAAATAGTTTTTTCAATTTTAAGCTGGCCTATTCTGTCGCTTTTTTTGTACAACTTAGGGGCCAATTCTTGAAACAACGGGATGCTATGTAATTGCCCATCTACCAGAGTCTCTGGCCGTATATGTTTAAATCTAAATCTTATTGACCCACGATAATCACAATTATGTAGGCATAAATTATTAGCAAAAAAATTATGATTTTTTTGCGTGGTGATATGATATATGTTTTGCCTATTATGTTTATTTATTTTTTTTATTTTTACGAATTTCATTAATTAATTCCTGAAAGAGAATATCTCTATTTTTTTTATAATCTAATTCCCAAACCACTATGACATTATACCCAATTTTCTTAATATTTTCAATTCTTTGTTTATCGTGATTCCAGATATCTTTAGCAGTTTTTTTTATTTGTGAATAGATATAGTGATATAGTATAATATTTTGATTAAAATTTTAATATTTCTTCACCTTCTTTTATATCTTTTAACATTTTCCACCCATCTTTAGTGTATAATAACTTATTAGCAGGTATTTTTATATTATCATTTTCTTCTGTTTCTATTTCATATAATTGGACATCTTCTTTAATCCACATGTCCGTTATGCTGTCTTCTTCTACTTGCCATTCTTCTTCGTTAAAAGATAATATATTTGTTTTATCTATAGAAGAAAAGATATCTTCGATTAACTTATCTCCATCTGGTGTTTTTATAAAAGTTCCTTCAGGCACACAATCTATTAGTCCTTCGCCATTGCAAAGAACTAAATCATATTTACTTACACTAGACCGAGCAGATATTTTAAGATGATACCCAATTGGTAATTCAACGGCAATACCAGTATCATATTCTATATATCTTCCATCTTCAGACCAGACTCCATCATCTATAGCTACAACATCATAACCTGAATCAGTTGGCTTTCCTTGGGTGGGTATCTGTGCATCTGGGTGTGTTCTTTTTACTTTCATGCTAATTCTATTCATTTCTTTTCTTTCTATGCTTCGTATAAGATTTCATACGTAACTAATTCTTTGGGGGGAACATACAGGTTAAATTTCCCATACTTTTCATTCCAATTCTTTTTCCACCAGATGTCACATTTTCCATCAGAGAAGACTTTTTCGTTTCGTTTATTTTTTATCCACTTTTTAGTGGTTAATTCATTAAATATTTCTGGTTTATCCCAGTTGTCTTTAGTCCTATTCCATTTTGCTATGAGTTTGGTACAGATTCTACAGAGTTCTTTACTCTCACATCTAGAAACAGATATTAATTTGTTATTCTTTGTGACTCCAACATAGTAATATTCGGACATATGGTTAAACAATGCTTTTATGTCTCTTCCTTTTTTTGTGTTTTCATGGCCCCATCCATAAAAAGGTTGTGCTATTACCACTGGGTAGTCTGGCCAGTTATATCTAATTTTAAACTGGATAGGGACATTCTTTTTCTTAGGAAAGTCTACCCACAAATCTATCCCTGTTTTATCTTCTTCTAAGGTAACAGGTCTTACATCTTTAAAGTGTTTAATATTAGTAAGAATTTCAATACATTCGTTCGTATTCTTATCAGACACATTCTTTCTATTTACAAATGACGTTTCGTTTACTGACATAATTTCCTTTCTTTATCCGCATTTGCTCCAACCACACGAGCAGCCAATGCAGCCTTCATTTCTCATTAAATCATTTCCACCACAATCCGGGCATTTTCCGTTTACTTTCGTTCCGTTCTTAATATACTTCTTCAAAGCACGAGAAATTGCCTTTGAAAGACAACACAAATCGCCTTCTGATTTTTCTAACTGTTCTACGACATAAAGGATATCCGCTCCATGACGAAGAGATGTGGAGATGAGACGAGTAAAGATATCTTCTTCTTGCGTGGCATCTTTTGTTACATCATCAATCGTGAAACCATCTTCTTCAAATCGTAACGAATAAACGCCGCTTTTTATTTTCGAAATAGTCCCAACTACATTTTTCTTAGGAACAAATCCATTTTCCATTACAAACACTTCATATGGGTCTCCCCCCAACAATCCAACCATGACTAGATAATCAAAAGTTCTCACCTTATCCAGCTTCTTAGTGACTTTAATGTGATGAATATCGCACTGAAGTACATGAGGTCTTATAGGTGCTTTTGTTTTAGAAATTTGTCCTCTATCAGCGGCATGAGGGCTAATTCCAAAATATTCTTCAAGCTGTGAGTGTTCTTTCTTAGTAAAGTTTTGGTCATGAATATTCAAGCCTTCTGATATCAGTTTAGTTGCAAGAGATTTAAAGGGGATATAAGAAATAATCCCGTACATCTTCTTATCTGGAAAGGCAGCGATACTTTTAACTTCTTTTTTATGAGCGGCAAGAATAAAATTATAAACATCACGCCATTTGGCATTTTCTGGCAACATATATGTCACAGAAATGGAAGAATCTATATGTTTCATTACTCGACCCATCAAATCTAGCTTGTCCATTGGTTTGACATGAGTAGAGCGATGGAAATTGATTCCTAATTTTTCCAAATTATTATCTATGAATTCGGCTACGGGTTTTCCACGTTTGCCATCCCATGTGTCTTTAATGGTATCGCTTGCGATGGGAATTTCTAAACCATGTTCTTTAAAAGCTTCTCGGACAACAGCAGGAACGCAGAAATAGTAATCATAATGACCAGCAATACGTGTTCTTTTCCAGAAGTAAATACCAAAAGCAGGCTCAATTCCATAAGATAAAACTAAATTTTTGAACATAAGAGACAACGTGCCTGTTGGTGCAATACTAGAGCAATTGCAATTTCGCATGGTTTTAAACTCTAAACCAAGCTTCATCATTCTTTTCACAAATGGAGAAGCTTCAAATTTTTCTCGATTGAATAATTCGAAGCTCCCTTTTTCTTTGCCTAATTCTATTGAAGATTTATAAAGATGATAATTATATCTCTTTGTGAATTCCGCAATAGCCTTATTGCCTTCAGGTGTTCCGTATTCAAGACCTTGTTTGAACAACCACCCTGCAATGTTGGTGTATCCAGCACCAACACGTCTTAATTTTTCTATAGACATTTTTTGGAATGGTGTGGCGTAAGTTCCAGATACAATTTCCATAGTGTTAACATTATCAAGAAATCTAACTAGAGATTCTCCTACTGTTTGAAGTTGTAGCTCATATTCTTTTGGATTAATGGAAAATGTTCCCACATTAGCCGATGATAACACACAAAGTGCATCTCTTGAAAGATACTGTTCTGAACAGGCATTTGTAGAAATGATTCTGCTGTCATATTCGTCCTTGGGGTCATAAACATAGTCTGAATTAGAATATTTTCTAGCTATGTCTATATTTTGTATTCCCGGCTCGGCACACTTGGACATATGTTTCGCTATAAGTTCAAGGAGATATCTGGCCTGAACTGTCTTGATAATCTTTTCTTCTTTTCGATTCTTACGAGCGAGATGATAATACTTTTTCTTTTTTTTATCATATAAAGAATCTTTATCTGTGCTGTGGACATCCAAATAAATTTTTTGTCCCTTTCTCACTTCTGGAATCGTAAATGTGAGTTGCCACTCTTTATCTTTATCTACCGCTTTGTAAAATGCCTCTGTGCAATGTACAGATATATTTGCATTTTGCATCTCTGTATTGCCATCCTTCATCTTAATAAACTCTTCAACATCAGGATGGTCACAAGAAAGAGAAAAGAGCATGGCTGGGACACGACCAAATTGACCAACATAATAACCAATTGAATCTATGAATTTCATCCAATGGGTAGCACCAGAACTGGTACTTGCAGAATTTTTAACACTTGTTCCTACAGGGCGTAGTCGAGAAAAATCAACACCTATTCCCTGACGAAATGCTGCGGCTTTAGCAACGGTATAAGCTGTATTCTTTACAATACTTTCTAAATTATCCCATTCTTCGTCATCTCTTCCGCTACCCAAAGAGATGGTGGTGCAATTGCATAAAGAAACATTTTTCCCCGATGCTGCACCTTGCATGATGCTTCCTGCTGGGTGCCACCAATCTTTATAAATTTCATCAAACCAGCGATTAGACCAGTATTTTTTAAGTTCTGTTGTTTCTTCGGCAGAGGCAACAAAATCACATACTCTCTTTATTGCTTGAACGTAGGTTTCTCCTTCAAATAAGATATATTTGCTATTGAATGCATCTATGGCAAATTGATTATCTTTGAAATATTCTTCGGTGGTTTGGTCTTTGACAGACTCATAAGTTACAACATTCTTCTCTTCCATCAGGTCTTCTTTCTTTTCTACGCTCAGGTTAATGAACTGCCGTGCAAACTTTCAAATCATTTTATCTAACGATATTATATCAAAAAAATTTATATAAATAAACTATTAATTTTTAATTATTTGAAAGTTGTAAATTCGTTTTTTCTTTCCAAATTAATAGAATCACAATCGCCTAATGATTCTAATAAATCACGGTCATGAGTAGTGACAAACACCTTTTTATTCTTAGATAACTGCATAATCATGTTGTATACATTCTCTACACCTAACGGGTCTATGTTAGTTGTAACTTCATCTAAAAACAAAATAGAAGACGATGCCCCAGAATCTATTGTCATTATGTGAGCAAATGCTTGGGATACAGCAAGATTAAGTCGTCTTCGTTCGCCGCCCGACAGGTTATGATAATCAAACGATTCGCTTTCAGTAGGAACTCTACTAATTGTTTCATCAAATTCATTATTGAATTCTAATTTTATTTTTCCGTCAATGAGGAATTGAAGCCAATAAGAAATTCGGGAATTTAATGCTGGAATTATTCCATCAATAATAAACTTTCGTATTCCGTTGTCCCCGAAAGCTTTAACCCAAAATTCATAATAAGGTAAATTTTGTTCAGATTTCTCTAATTCAGTCTTCTTATCTTTACATTCAATTTCCTTCTCCTCTTTTTCTTTAACAGATAATAAGCTTATCTCTGTATATGGGGAGGTTTCTTCCTTTTTAGCCAGTGCTTGTTTTTTGAGACTTTCGATATCGTTATTAAGAATCTTATCATCAGAATCGGCATCGGGTTTGTTAATCTTAGACAACCGAGACATATTAAAAGTGACGCTCGTAATTCTCTTAGAATTGTTTAAAGATTTATTTGAGGCTAATTCAACAGCTTCGTATAACTTTTTTATTTTTGAATTTATCGGGACAAGAAGAGCTAATTTTTCTTCGGCTATCAATTTTTGAGCTTCTAATTTTGCTTCTTCATCATTAATATTGTTTTTAGATTCTATTATGACATGTTCATAGTTTTCTTTTTTAACAATTCCAAGGCACGTTGGGCATTTTTTGCCTTCTTTATTTTCATAATCAGATATTGTTTTTTTATTCTTACTAATTGTAGCTGAGAGGTTTGTTATATTGGCTTGTGCTGTCTTTAAGACAGAATCCAATTCAGCTTTCTTAACAACCTCTTCATCTAGTTGTTTGTTAATCTTTTCTTTTATTTTGTTTATTTGTTCAATCTCAGATTGGAGTTGAGACATTTTTTCTTTTAATTCTTTTAGTTCTTCCTGTGCTTCATTGTACTTAATAAGAGCCGCTCCAGAATTACTATTCCTGAGAGATATAGTTTTAGTTTTAATAATATTGACTAATTCAGAAAGCTCTTCTTCTTTGTTGTTTTTCCACTCTTCTTCTTGTTGTTTTATTTTATTGATTCTAATTTCACATGAATTTAATTGGGCAAGAATATTAGAATATTGTTCAGAAATTAGATTTATTTTTTCTTTGTATTTGTTTTTTATCTTTTTAGCTTTTTCTGAATATTCTCGGTAAGAACCTAGAGATAACAAATTATCAATAATTTGTCTTTTTGTTGGAGTATCACACTCAAGAAAACATCCGCTGTTGTTGTCTCTGAATATTACAGTGTTGACAAACGTTTCATATGAAAGGCCAATAATATCTTGAATCGCCTTCTGTGTCTCTGTCATACTCCCACGAGTCTTTTCGTTATTTTCATCCCATATATGGTCTTCGCTTTCCCATAATTTAAGCTTGTTGGGTTTTCTGCTCCGAACTATTCGGTAGTTGTTCCATATAATTTCTACTTCTAGATTCTTACATACTTTAAGATTGATTATCTTATCATTTGTAAGTTTTTTAATAGTTTTACCATACAAAGCATAAACAAGTATTTCAGGAATACTTGATTTTCCAACTCCATTTGAAGATGCATTTCCCTCATCATCTAAAATATCTTTATTTTTGCCACGAACAAGAATTATGTTACCGTATGATGTTAAATCAATCTCGATTCCCTCTGGGCCAAAACACAGGAAATTCTTTGCACGAACATATCGAAAATCTAAGTTCTTCATTAAAGTTCCTTATTTTTTATATTACGTCCTATTGTTAGCAATTTCTCTTTATTAAGACCATCAAGAGAATCTGCCTCATTTTTAATTTCAATATACTTTTCTAACATCTCTGATTCTTTGAAGAGAATAGCCTTAGCATTATCCACAAGGTCTTCCTCTTCTTCCTTTTCAACCTGTTTGAATTCAAGAGTCCCCACCTTGTTATTGTTTAATATTTCATTTCTTAATTCTACGATATCGGAAGACGCTAAATCTTCCATGATAATTTGAATAAAATTATCATTTAAGTCGTATTTGTCTATATCTTTCTGAGGTACGATAAAGTGTTGGGGACTAAAATTATTTCTTACATATTCTTTTTCTTGTGTTTCTAAGTCGTATACAAGTATCTCTTTATGAGTAAAAGCTTCTCCAAAACTCAATTGAAGTGGTGAGCCAATATATTCAATATTTGGCTTGATGATTTGTTTGGCATGATAATGCCCAAGAAATACTTGATCCCAATCTTTGAAAATCTCCGGGGACATTTTGCTCATGTATCCATCGTGTTCTACAGATACATTAGAATGAACGCCGCCCATAACATTAAGTAATGCTCCATCTATAGCACAATGACCACATAATATTTTATGCTTAGAATCATTATGGATATCAACAATGTCCTCTGCGGGGTCAGATGTGTATGGGAGAAAACTAATTGGATATTCGCCCACTTGTAAAGTACAAGGACGGTTGATAACAGTGGCATTAGGGAGACTTCGAAGAGGATATACGCTACTTACATCCCATTTGTTTAGATGCCATATATCATGATTTCCCAATAAAAAATAAACATTTACTGACCCATCCATATACTTTTCAAATATTTCGAAAGATTTTTGATAAGTGTATACGTCTATTTTTTGTTTTTCATGAAATAAATCCCCGAGAAGCAAAATATGTTTAATTTGCTTTTCTTTTGCCGTTTCAAATATCCAAGATAAAACATCTAAACAATTTTGAAGACGACTATAACTCTTTTTATGGGGATACAGATGTAAATCAGAAGATAACAATACTTTCATAACAACCTCTATTGAGCCGATGGCTCAATAGAACCACGGCTACATCATTGGTGGTGGGGCCGCAGGAGGGGGGGCCATTCCCGGTTGTTGTGGGGGTGGTTGTTGAGGTTGTTGAGGTGGGGGTGGTGGTTGTTGTTGTGGGGGTGGTTGTTGTTGTTGCGTAGAATCTACCATATCTGGCTTATCTTCGCCAGCATTTTCTTCAGGATTTACAGGTTTTCCTGAAAGTATTTTTTCTATTACGTCCCAAACACTAGAAGCTTTGAATTCTGTTGCGGGTTCTGGTTGTCCCGGTTGAGGCTGACCGCCCATTGGGTCCATACCACCACCCATCGGGTCCATACCACCACCCATCGGGGGAGCACCGCCGCCACCCATTGGAGGAGCACCACCACCCATTGGAGGAGCACCACCCATTGGAGGAGCACCACCCATCGGGTCCATACCACCACCCATTGGAGGTCCACCGGGAGGTGCTTGCGGGTCTTCTTCTAAAATAAAATCTTCGAAAGTTCTCATTACAATATATATAGTGATTACAACTCACAAAGAAAAACAACTTTTTTCTTGTTTTTATTATTAAAAGCTCTATATTACTTATAGTTGGTAGATACGCTACCGAAGATTGCAGCAACAGGCTGCGTAGAAGAAGGAGCTTAAGATGTACGAAGAAAAGATTAGTAACGCTATTGCGCTCATCGTAGAGCATAACGAAGCAATTGGACAAGACGAAAAAGGCAACGCAAATCCGGGGTATATTGACCCCAATGAATTCACAATGTGCTTAAAAGCATCAGGTGGAACTTCCGAAGAAAGACTCAAAGGGTTCTCTTATGAGGATATTTTGACCTGTCTCCCAAAAGTTAAAACTCCATCTGGTCTAGAGGCATATCCTCGTGTTGTGGCTAAAGAAATTGCAAAAATATTTCGAGGAAATGATAACGTCGAAAATCGCCCCATTAGCCGTAGAAGAACAGAACGTATGACTTTAAAGGAATTGGTTGAAAATTTCGACCCAGAAGAAGATACGTCCCCAATTGCTAAAAGACTTAAAGAAGTTTCTAAAGGACATGCTTTCATCGTATTTGAAAACGGACGTACTGTGGATGTAGAAACTACGATGAAATTACTGTTGGAAATCAAACAAGGTCATAAGGGAAGGTCAAATATAAAGGTAAATGGCCAAATAAAAAGAGTCAATAAAATAGGACAATTGCCTGATAATTATGCCATGGAAAACCCATTATATCCTCGTCGTCCTCTACGACCTGATGGTACTTGCGACCAAACTGGCCGCTCATGGGAAGGAATCCCTTTAGAGATTATGCAACTTGTTAGACTCGCACTTACAACGGGAGAACTAAAAGTAAATCTAGAGACGGCTCATAACATATTAGATATAGTTATGGGCGAAGGTGCCGAAGAAAAAATCAGAAATAGATATCAAGACGCATCTATTCTGTTTGATGAGAAGCCAGATGAAAGACCCAAATTAAAAATTTCATTGAATAGCTCTAAAGGAAACCCTTTTAAAGATGGACATCCTGTAAAATGGAATTCGTATCGTTAAAAACTAAATTAAAGGACAAAAAATGTCAAAAGAAAACAAGAAATTACATGTAGCAATCGTATTGGATAAGTCTGGTTCAATGTGGCAAACAAAACAAGCCGCTATTGAAGGATATAATGAACAGGTCCAACAACTAAAAATAAATCAAGAAAATGGTCTGGAAACAGAGGTTTGTTTAATAACCTTTAACGGACAAGTCTTTGAACATCTTTGGTGTGTTCCTGCTGCCGAGTTGACAGAAATAGGTGATGATGATTATACCCCAAATGGAGCAACCGCTCTACGAGATGCTATGGGATATACAATCAAAAAACTTATGGATACGACAGATTGGGAAGATGAAAATAATATCTATCTAGTTATTGCCATTTCCGATGGCGACTCCATGAGCGATAAACATTATGGTGCGGCTGAGTTAAAAGAAATCATCGGAGGCTGTCAGGCTACAGACCGATGGACGTTTACCCATATGGGATGTAGTGAAGATTATTTAAAAGAAATGGCAAAAGAAACTGGGATTCCAGTAGCCAATTGTGCAGCATGGGATAATGCATCCATTGATTCTACAAGAGGTGGAATGCGACGTGCAGCAGGAAGAACACAACAATACTGTGCAAGTGTTGCTTCTGGTGCATCAGTTAAATCAGCTAATTTTATGTCAGATTTTGATGGCGAAGTTGCTGATTTTACTGCCCCTATAGAAGATGATGTTGCAAAGCCAGATTCAGAGATAGTTGATTTAGCAAATGCTGTAAAATCTGCGAAACCACTTCCCAAGATGAAGATGGCCCAAGCACGAACCGCAATAAAAACAAACACACCGTGTATTAGTGCTTTTTCTAACACTAAAGCTGTTGAATGGCCGAAGGAAGATTCAATTTAAGTTAATGATTATCTCAAGCTGCGGTTCCTGAGAGGAACCGCAGCTTTTTTTTGCGTTAAATAACTATGATTATTATAGGTAGGTTACTATGATTGTTATAGCCACATATGATGACATAAAAATTTTAAAACGTTTATTGGATAGTCTAAAAATAACAAATAATTTAGATGAAGAAGTCCTTGTCATAGGAACCGATATTTCTAAAAAAAACATGGTAGAATTTTTAGAACATATTTCTAAAAATAAACCCTATGAATTTCCAATAAAAGTTGATTTTACGCCATATAAAGGCTACGACTCTGGAGCTTATATTTTTGCCTATAAGAACTATTTGGCTGATTATTATCTATTTATGCAAGACAGTTTATCTATCAAAAGCCCAAAATGGCTAGATTTTTTTAAATCTCACAGAGATGAAAATTCTTTAAACGCATGGGCGACTTTTCCTATGCGATTTATGAGCTATCATCAGTATTCTTTGATTGTAAAAAAAATAATAAAACCAATAAAAAGACCGCCATATGGTATTTTTGGTCCAATATTTCAGATTTCTAAAAATGGTTTGAATAAAATAGATAAAAAACATGACTTATCTAGATTTATTCCACAAAATAAATTAATGCAAGAGGGGATGGAAAGGGGATGGGCTTATTTAGCTTATAATTCTGGTTTGCAAATTACTTCTTTAGAGGAAATACAGAATGATAAAGTATGTTTCAATAAATATTTTTATAGAAGGAAGTGATATGATAAAATTAGTAATATTTGACCTTGATGGCGTTTTAGTAGATTCTCGTGAATTACATTATGAAGCATTAAATAAAGCACTTGAATCAATTGGTATGGGGACCATAAGTAGAGAGGAACATCTTTCTACTTATGATGGTCTATCAACAACAAAAAAACTTCAAATGTTATCTGCGAATAAAGGTTTGGCTGAAACTTTGCATAATAATGTTTGGGAATTAAAACAAGAAATGACCATTAAAATTATAGATGATTTTTTGCCAGATGAAAGAATTAAAAAGATATTAAAACGATTAAAATCAGATGGGTATATTATTGCCTGTGCCACTAATTCTATTAGGGAAACTGCTAAATTACAATTAATTAGAAAAGGGTTTTTTGAGTATATTGATTTTATGTACTCAAACCAAGATGTAAAAAATTCTAAACCAAATACAGAAATGTACATGAAATGTATGATTAGGGCTGAAGTTAACCCTATTGAAACTGTTATTATTGAAGATTCACATATAGGCAGAGAGGCGGTGTTAAATAGTGGAGCATATCTTTGTGCCGTTGAAAATTGTACAGATGTTTCATATGAAAAAATACAAACAGCTATCACCAAAGCCAATAAAAAATATAAAATTAAACCAAAATGGCAAGGTGACAATATGAATGTGCTAATACCTATGGCTGGGGCTGGGTCTAGATTTGAAAAAGCTGGGTACACTTTTCCCAAGCCACTTATAGATGTTAATGGAAAGCCGATGATACAGACGGTGGTTGACAACCTAAATATTGATGCTAGGCATATTTTTATTGTTCGTAAAGAACATTATGAAAAATACAATTTAAAACATTTATTAAATCTAATAAGTAATAACTGTGAAATTATACAAGTCGATGGAATAACTGAAGGGGCCGCTTGCACGACTTTACTAGCTAAACAATATGTTGATAATGATGAATCTTTAATTTTAGCTAATTCAGACCAATTTGTTGAGTGGGAGTCAAATGAATTTATGTACTCCATGATTGCTGATGACATAGATGGCGGAATATTGTCATTTACGTCCACTCACCCAAAATGGTCATTTGCTAAATTAGATGAAAATGGATTCGTTTCAGAAGTAGCGGAAAAAAAACCAATTTCAGATATTGCAACTGTTGGAATATATTATTGGAACAAAGGTTCTGACTATGTTAAATATGCTGAACAAATGATTGATAAAAACATCAGAGTTAATAATGAATTCTATATATGTCCTGTTTTCAATGAGGCTATTGCTGATGGATTAAAAATTAAAACATTCCCAATAAAAAAAATGTGGGGTTTGGGCACCCCAGAGGATTTAAGCAGATTTTTAGGACATCACTGTTAATTAGGGATAGTTGAAAAAAATTCCTAAAAATCCAAAAAAGTTGTTTACAAACCAAAACAGATACCCTATTATATGGTGAAGCAGGAAAAAGAACATGAACAAGAACACGTTTTATTTTAGTCTAAGCTTATTATCCTCATTGCTCCTGAGCAATGATAAAGGAACCGCTGTGGACTAAAGGTATAAAACACCAAGAGACGGGCAAAAGCCCCGAACCACACAACGGTTCGGGGCTTTTTTGTTGTATATTTTGGAGAGTAAAGAGTTAAGGCGACTTCTCGGTTTGCTAAACCGAAGGTACTGAAAAGTATGTGTTTCGAGTACACTGCTCTCCGGTTTTGGTTAGTTTGTTTGGTGTTATTTTTTATAAAAATAATTACACCTACCGAACGCCAATGCAACGCTAGGTTGCATTAAGTTTAAATAAATAAAAAGTGAATATTGCCACGGTGATTGGGTGTGACGGTAGCACGGTTGGTTGAAACCCAGCAAGGACAAGTTCAATTCTTGTAATCACCATTTAAAAATCAAACAGTACTATATAACAATATTGATGTGAAGAGAGTAGTAATAATTCTCACTCATGATGGAGGAAAGTAATGAAAAGACAACTAATACCAGAAGGTTATTATAATAGCAATACAAAGGACTGTGATGTATTTTGTGTAAAGGGCACAATACAAGATCAACAGAAATTCTATTTTAGACAAGACAGCGCTCCGGGTTGTGTCAATTCAGCAGGTGCTGATGTTAAATGGAGCATTACAAACAAACAAACATTCGATCATTGCATTTCAGTTACCGATACAGTCACTGTTGAAGCAGGTGCCGGAGGAGGATATCAGTATAGTGATAAGAACGGTAAAGGATTTTATGTTTCTGCTAATTACAACTATGGCGCTTCTGTAGAAGCAAAAACACAATGGGCTTATCATGACGATAGTGGAGATTCTATCTCGGCTTGGGGTGCGGTAAGTGCTGGTGTAGGAGGTAACGTAAGTGGTAGTGTTGGAGTATGGTATGACAAAGATGGCGACTTACATGTTAAGTTTGGTCTAGATGGGGTAATACCAGAATGTCCTGGTTTTGGACTCAATGCTACATTAAGTAAAAGTACAGTTAGTGAAGTGGGTGATGATACAACATATGCTGAACATGTAGCAGGTGCCCTTACTGGGAATACAGATGATGTTATTGCAGTAATTAATTCTCCAACGACGAAAACGATAGTTGACACCGTATCACACGTTGTTACTCATCTTCCTGATGAAGCTAAAAAGGATGTTGAGAAGATATTTGGTGGATTATAAATAATTTTAAATAGAGTTTCTCAAGCTCTAAGTTTATTCCTTTGCTCCATTTCAATGTCGTCTATAGCGTATGGCTTGCCTTCTAAGGCAACTTCTAAGGCTCGAAGGTCTCTGATAAGCTTTTTTAAACCTTGTTTCTCCAGAGAGCAGGACGCATCTGTATGTCGGAATGATCTGTCATCTATAAAATGCCTTTCAAAGTATCTAGCTCCTAAAACATATGCTGCTGGTTCCATGGCGATCCCATATCCATGATTTGAAAACCCTAATTTAAGATTTGAGCTAACACTTAGATTGTCGCATTTGGATTTAAATGTTGAAGACATCGTTGTCAGTTCTTGTAGGTAGAGTTTGTCGAATGGTACTGGATAGCCACTAGTACAGTGATATATGACTGTACGTTCTAGATTTTTGTCTTTTTCAAGTATATGAGTGAATAATAAATCTCTTTCCACGTGGTTGGTCATGCCGGTAGAGATGTGAAGTCCGCATTTGCTGTTGTCGTATATGTAATCTATGAGATCTGTTCTATGGTTGCATGCACTAGGTATTTTTATGAAATCAGGTTGTAGTTCGACTATCTCTTTGGTAGATGTTTCGTCCCAGACTGATGTACTGTATACGATTCCTATTTTTTCACAATATTCTTTGAGTACCGCATGTTGATCTTGAGATAATTCTAGATTAAGTCTGTGTTCTAGATAGGTATCTCCGTAAGAGAATGTTTGGTTTGGATGAGGTCTGTCCCACCATTCTCTAGCAACGCTTTCGTATGGATTTCGTTTTTGAAATTTAACTACATCTGCTCCAGCTTCTTTTGCTAGTTTAATGAGTTCTTTTGCTCTGTCTACTTTACCGATATGAGTCCCGCCGATTTCAGCTATTACTGTTGCGTACTTTTTCATATTTGTCTCCAATCTATTTTTTTATCGGAATGTGAAAGATAATTCGATATAATATTTACTATGACAAGAATTAAAATAGCTATTTTTGATAAATAACAAAGGATATTCAGTACAGAATTAATAACTTAGTATTGTATGGAACCTTAACAAAAAAAAAGGAGATATAATGCTAATTATTAAGGATTGTTATAAGATTAATAAGAAAACAAAAGAAATAATAAAAAGACAAAAAGTTGATATTTCTTGTGATGAATGCGGTTGTGTTTGGAGCAGTTTGTACGGAAATCGAAAAAGAAAAATATACAAAAAAGATTTATGTAAGTCGTGTAGGAGTAAAAAAAGCTATAAAAACCAAATATCTTTATCTAAAAGACGATGGAGTGGTGTCGATGCAAAAGAAAATGTTAAGTGTTTGTTTTGCGGAAAAGTTTTTGGTAGGTTTCCTTCTCAAATTAATAAGACCAACAATTTTTGCAGCATAAAGTGTAGAGATGATTCTTTTTTGAAGAGATATAACCATCTTTATAAAACGTTTGAAGATAATGAAAATGAGGTTGCTTATTTGTTTGGTTTAATTTTGGGAGATGGAAATTTTAAAAAGACTCAAAAACATACAACTAGAGTTAGTATTTCTTTTAATTCGGAACAGATAAGTATGGTTATGCTTGCAGAGAACGTTTTGAAGAAATTAGGAATAAAATATTATTCTAAAACTGAAAAAAAATCTAAATGTACAAATGTAGGATTTGTTTTATTGGATGATTTATTGAAAAAATATGATATGTTATGGTCTGGATCTAAATATAAAAGTCAACCCTATCCAAGTACAAAAATAGTTAGAAATATAAATATGGTAGTTGGTTTAATTAATTCTGATGGACGTTGTATCGTTAATAAGAGTAATATAGTATACATTGTGTTTTCAAATACCGTTAATTCTATAGTAAAGGCGTTTACTGATTGTTTAAAATATCATAAAATAAACTTTAGATATAGGAAAGATCCTGGACGTTTTGATGAGAGAACTGGCAATACAAACAAAGATTCAATGCATATTTGTTTGAAAAAAGAATATACTAATTGCATAAAAAATGAAAAGAGTATAGCCTTGAAAGGAGAAAATGGATACGCATATAAAAGTGTTTGTAACTGATTTAGACGGTACATTGACAGATGGGACTTATAGGGTTTCTGAAGATGGGACTGTTACTAAATCTTTCAATACTAAAGATTTCCATGGGTTGTCGAAGCTACAGGATTTGGGAGTTGAGGTTTGTATTATAACTGGTGCTACAGATATGTGCATCGAGCAACAGGTAAAAAGGTTGCCTAAAGTAGCAAAATCTAAATTGCATGTTTTTAGTTCTATAGCGGACAAGAAGAGTCTTGTTGAAGAACAGATTTTGAAAGATGGGATCACATTCGATAATGTTATTTATATGGGAGACGATGAAAATGACTTAGAATGTATGAAGTTGGCTAAGATTACTGCTTGTCCGAGAGACGCTATACTGGAAATACAAGAGGAATCTAACTACATTTCCGATAACAATGGAGGACATGGAGCAGTAAGAGATTTTATAGATCTCTTACTTAAAAATAAAGATATAATATTAGGAGAAAAAAATGAGAGTTAATGTAATAGGAAAACAGGTCAAAGGAAAAAGGCTAGGCGATTTGGATCAAGTAAAGAATCTCGCTAGAAAGTTTGGAGCAGCAGCGAAATATAATCATATTAGAGTTCAGTTCCCAAGCGGTGACGAAAAACATTTATTGTTCACTGATTGGCAGATTAAACTTGGACTCAAGAGGGCTAATAAAAATCCAGAAGATTTACCCAAGGTGTCTTGGATACGCGATATAATCGTAGATGAGATAAGTCTTTTCGATGAGTCGAGAATGACAGATTTACAGGAAGTCGTAAACAAGAAGAAAGTCCCACAAGCGGCAAGTAAATATAATCATATAAGAGTATTGGTCGCCGGTGAAGAATGTCATATGCTCTTTACTGATAAAGATGTTATAGTCGCTTTGGATAGAGCTAAGAAAAATACAGAGGATTTACCTAAAACATCTTGGTTGAAAGATATGCTAGATTAAGGAAGACAGATATGAGCAGTAAAATATTTTTAATTGTCTGTTTAGTTGTGTTATTGATCTCTTTTTGTTTGATAATTAAGTTTAAGTCTAACGAATCTCAACAGACATTCCCCGCCGGAACACAGATTGAGTATCGTGAAAAAATTGAAGTTGATCAAGGTTATGAACGTCATGAAGTACATGAGAAGCGTTGGAGTTTAGGGAAATAAAGATTAAATAAAGGATTTGTCATGAGGTAGAAGTAGATATAGTTATGGCAAACAAATTATATACAAACAAAAAATGGTTAACGACACAATATTGTAAATTAAAAATCCCTACCGCTGATATAGCTAAAAGCTGTGATTCTAACGCTAATATAATTAGATATTGGTGCAGAAAATTTAATCTAAAAAGATATAGGCTTAGAAAAGGTAGATATTATGATGTTAACGAAGATTATTTTTCTAAAATCAACAACACTGAAAAAGCGTATTGGCTAGGATTTATTGCTGCTGACGGATGTGTTGGAGATAAGAAGGGTCAGAAAATGCTTTCTATCGAGTTGGCTTTTAAGGATAAGTCTCATTTAGAAAAATTAAAAAAGAATATTGGATATAGTGGTCCAGTTCATGATAAAATAAGAACTGTCAAAGGCGAACTTCGTTATAGTTGTTATTTGACAATTTGTTGTGAAAGAATTGTTGATGATCTATTTAAACTAGGCATAGTTCCAAGAAAGAGTAGTATATTGAAACGTCCAAATATAAAAGAAGAGTTTTTTAGACATTGGATCAGAGGTTATTTTGATGGGGATGGATCTGTATCAGTTTGTAACGGTAAAAATATTATAGGTCAGTTTTTTGGAACAAAAGATGTTATCGAGTTTATATGTGAAAATAGACCAGGGCGTGGATCTCCATGCAAGAAAAAAGATTCTAAAGGATGGTATTGTAGTTGGGGCGGTAATTTGATATCTAAAAAGATATACGATTATATGTATAAACGATCAAAAGTTTGTTTAGAAAGAAAAAAGAAAGTCTTTTTGAGTTTGTCGAAATAAAGGAATATAAATATGTCGGAATATTGTCAGGTAGACATTGGTCTTAAAGATCAAGACTGTTTAGTTAAAACGCTAGAAGAGCTTGGCTATAAGCCACAGATACATGCGAAAGCTGTTCCTCTTGTAGGATATATGGGGAAAAAGCGAAAGCAAAAAGCTCATATTGTTATACCTAGAAGCCAGGTCGGTTCAGCTTCTAACGATGTTGGCTTTGAATTGGTAAATGGCGAATACGTTTTGCGTGTTTCTCAATACGATCAAGGAAAGGCAAAGCTGAGACCAAATCAATTGAAACAGCTTTACGCTAAACATAAAGTAGAAAAAACTATTTCCGGAAAGGCCACAAAGTATCGACTGAAATCAAAAACAGTTGACGCTGATGGTCGAATTAGAATCAAAGTAGCTATAAGGTAAAAAGATGAGTGAAAACATTACAGTAAAAGTCGATCTAAAGGACGAAACTTGTTTGGTAGGCTCTTAAGGAGTTGGGATTTGTTGTTGAACAACATGTAGCAGCTAAAGTAATCAAAAGTTACTACAATAGAAATGGCAGTAAGAAAGCTCATTCTACGAAAAGCATCTAACAAACTGAGTGCTGATGTGGGTTTTGAGATGGTAGGAGACACATATGTCATGCATTGCGATTCTATGGACAAAAGGAAGCTTAAGCTTAAACTTTTGAAACAGTTGTACTCTAAGCATAGAGTAAAGCAGACTATCAGAAGGAAGAATACTAAATATTTTTAAATCAGAAAAAGTAGATAAGGATGGTCGCATCCGAATTAAGGTTGCGTTACGTTAAAATCATGGGTAAGAAATCAACAAAATCAAAAATCATACAAAGACGTAATAGAGTTTTCGCTAAGCGAGAGAAAAAACGAGCAGCTAATCTGAAGCTTGTTGAGAAAATTCTTTTATATGATGCTCCTGAACTTCATCTTCCATCTACAGAACTTACTAAGGATGATGACGCTTCGTTTATCGGGACTCTGACGGATGTTTTATGCGCGACTTCAAACGGAGTTGGTATGGCGGCTTGTCAGATAGGAGTAAATAAAAGAGTATGTGCATTAAGAATTAATACGAAGCTTAACGTAGTAAAATTATTAATAAATCCGGAAATTATAGAACAATCTTCTAATAAATTCACTACCGGAGAAGAGGGGTGTCTTTCCTTCCCAGGAATAGTCTCAGAAATTCAAAGACCTTATAGTATAAAGGTTAAATATTTAGATGAAAATTTTGAAGAACATGTAGAAGATGTTGAAGGATTTGCATCGAAAGTCATTGGACACGAAATAGATCACATGGATGGTCAGTGTCTCATTGGCAAAATATGGAAAGAGAGACAGAACCCTGAGGAGACGTTCGTTGAAAAAACAAAAGAGTGATTTGTTCAAATGTGAGATATGTCCGCATGAATGTACGTTGAAAAGCGGTCAAGTTGGTATCTGTGGGGCTAGAAAAGCTTCTAAGGATGGGATATATCTCGAAGGTTACAGTCGCATTTCTACAATGGCTATAGAACCGATTGAAAAGAAGCCTTTTTATCATTTCTTCCCAGGTTCTAAGATATTGTCAGTCGGCGGTTATGGTTGTAACTTGTCTTGTAGTTTTTGCCAGAATACATGCATAAGTAAAAAGAAGGACGCTGACGGATGTAAATATTTTAGTCCAAGTGCGATAGTCAATATGGCTGTTGCAAAAGGGTGTATTGGCGTATGTATGACTTATACTGAGCCTATCCCTTATTATGAGTTTCTTATAGATTTGGCAGAGAAGTGTAAGAAGCAACATATCAAATTTATGATAAGCACAAATGCTTACGCTGAAGAATCCCCTTGGCTTGATATTATCGAGGCTACTGATGCTCTGAATATAGACTGGAAGGGCGATCCTAGCCAATATTATCATAGATGCGGAGCGAACAAGGATAAAGAGATTACTGTCCTTAAAAGGATAAAACAAGCCATTGAGAAAGGGAAGCATGTAGAGATCAGTCTCCCAGTTTATAAGGATAGTGATTTATATAATTTTGCTGCTCTTTTTCGTTTGGATTCGATAGGTCCAAAATCGGATGTTCCGCTTCATGTATTGAGGATTATTCCAACTGACGAAAACTTAGGTGAGGGTAGTTCTGATGAAATGGTTTTTGAGGTAGCAGAATATTTAAAGACTGGTTTTAATTTCGTCTATGTCCATAATATCTTCAACGATAAAGCTGTAGAACTTAGAAGGACAGTATGTCCCGATTGTAATAGCGTCATTGCGACGAGAGAAGCACTAAAGGCAGAAATAAAATTGAATTATAAATGCGATAAATGTAAGAGTATATTTGTAGATGAAAAGAATTGGCGAAAAAGAATTTAAAAGACATAAGAAGAGTGATACACTTGTAATTTATGGGTGTGGTTACTCTATCAAAAAACTTACAGAGGAGGACAAAAAGAAGCTGATGCAATTTGATAGCATTGGCTTCAATTAACTGGTTTTGTAAAAGTAGAATCCCAACTACTTTCTATTTTTTAAGAGAGCAAGCGATTAAGACGTTTACGACTAGGGGTGAAACATATGGTGTTTTATCCGGCGTATTAGGTCGTCATTACCCAAAGACATGTCTGATATGTGATGATATGTCAGAATCTTCTCCTAGATGGAGTCGGATTAATACTTATTCGCTTAAAAGTGCTACTAACAAATTTAACCAAAGCGGTGTGGTTTTGAAAGAAATTTTTGCAAAAACAAAACTCGAAGAGTTTAAAGATAAACTTGGAGCGAGAGGTCGTAGACAATCTATAATTTCTAAAAAGATGTTAGAATATGATGTTTTTACTGACGGATTGATTTATGATTTTTGTACTATGACATGCATTTTACATATTGCTACATATTTGGGGTATAAGAATATTATATTCGTTGGAGTTGACTTGTATGACCATCGATATTTTTGGTTACCAGAGAATGCCCTTAGAGGAATCACTAGAATAATGGGTAGAGGGTTAGAACAAAAGCACCATACGGCTAAATACACTTGTGAGTTAGTTGCAATGTACAAAAAGGTAACTGGTAAGAATTTGTACACATTTAATCCAGATTCACTTTTGAAAGATCATATTGCAGTATATGATATAAGTTTGGGTAAATGATATGGCTAAATCTACTATAATTCATTACATTTCTAGTTTTGATACAGGTGGAGCACAATCTATTTTGCTAGAGCTTTATTATGCTATCAACAAGTATTCAGATTATAAACAAATTGTTTATACTAGAAAAATTGGAAGTGAGAGAGCTAGGCAGAATGCTCATTCGTATGGAGTAAAACTGGTAGAGCTAAAGGAGAAGAAATTTGCTCAACATATCTTAACTCATAAGCCGTGTTTCCTGATATACCACAAGTTATTTCATTCTGACACAAACATTTATCAAAAATTATATTCTAAAATACCTGTCATAGTTGTAAATCATACTTTTACAATGAGTAAAGTGTGGTCCAAGATTAAAAGATGCAATTATATAGTATCTGTTTGTAAGAGTATGTCAAATGGCATAGCGAAGAATAGGAAGCTTTGTAAAGGGAATATGGCAACTATATTGAATGGTGTTAATAGGGAGAGGTATCTGCCTATTAAAGCGAGAAAAAGGCATGAGACAGATACACTTATAACTGGTAGAGTCAATACATTTAATAAATGGAAGTATTCTGACGGATGGATAAAGTGGTGCTCGAAAGTTAAGCTGCCTAGACCAATGGTTCATGAATATATAGGGAATGGACCATTCTTTAAAAGGTCTAGAAAGTATTTGTCTAGAATTAAAAATAGTAGAAATCATGTTGCTCTGCTCGGTTCGATCACTTCTTTTGAAAAAAAAATATCTATAATGAAAAGTTGGGATCTGTTTTTATATGAGATCAACGAGCAAGAGGGGCTTAGCGTTTCTGTTTTGGAATCTTTAGCTTGTGGCGTACCTGTTATTTGTAGTAATCACTTTGGCAACAAAGAGATTATAGAAAATGGGGTAAATGGTTATGTCTTTCAAAGCAAAAATCACGCTAAAGACATAATGACTGAACTTTGTGAGAATCCGGCTAAACTAGCAAAGCTTAAAGAAACTACTAAAATCCATTTTAAGGAAAAACATTTAGATGCTAAATATATGGCAAGGTCATATATCAAATTGTTAGAAAAAATAAAGATTAAAAAGAGATGAAAATTCAATTTTTCCACAGTAAGCATGGCGGTCCCAGCATTTTCATGAGAAGACTAAGGCATTATTTAGTGGATCATTACAATGTAAAAGTTACAGATAAGAACCCAGATTTATATTTGTCTGCTGTTTGGAGAGGAAATCCCCCCAAAGGAGCCAAGGTCATACATCGTGTAGACAACTGCTATTTCGACAAATTAAATAAAGATAGAATTAAATTTAATAATAAAATAAAGACTGCCATTAAAAAAGCAGATGGCGTAATATATCAAAGTGTGTTTTCTTTGGGTATGTGCAATAAAATACTTGGAGTAAGAGGATCTAAAATAGCAACGATACATAATGGTTTCGATCAATCTATATGTGACAATATTATCCCATTTAGGCATAAGTATAAACATCTGTTTGTAGCATGTGCTTTATGGAGACCTATAAAACGTCCTCAAGCTATTATGAGGGCGTTTATTAAGGCTGATATACCGAATAGTGCATTGGTGATGATTGGAGGCGGCATAAAGAGTTCTCCATCTAATCCTAATATTATTTGCACTGGAAAACTTAAGCCTAAAGAGACATACCAGTATTATAAAGCAGCTACAGCTATAGTACATATTTCTAGGATGGAATCGTGTCCGAATAGTGTTATAGAGGGATTGTCTTTTGGCAAGCCTGTTGTATGCAATAACGCTGGTGGAACTAAAGAGATTGTTGGTTCTGATGGTATAGTTGTAGAAATTGATCCGTCAGATAATTTTAAGATGTTCTCTATGAGAAATCCAGATTCTATCGATATAGACAAGGTTGCTCTAGCTATGAGAGATGTAGTAAAAAAGAAGTGGGATATAAATAGAACTGATTTAAGCATGAAAAATTGTGTTGAGCAATATTATGATTTTTTTAAAAAAATCATAGGATAGGAGATAGTATGGATCGAAAAATAAAGAAAGTAGCGAAAAATTTAACAAAATTAGGTATATGTAGGCAATCGTATAATGATGCATGTTTTATGAGTCTCGCCGCATCTAATCTAAAATCAAAAAAGGTAATTGTTGAGATAGGTATGGCTCATGGTGGTTCACTAGTTTTATTGTGTTTGTCTGCAATGGATTCTCATGTATATTCTATTGATATCGATAGTAGGAATAATGAAAAAATTATCAAGCTATGCGATAGCTATGGTATAGATCGTTCGCAGTATACTTTATTAACCGGGAATAGTATTGGTATCAGTAAGCAATGGAATAAAGACATAGACTGTCTTTTAATAGATGGAGATCATTCTTATAGCGGCGTATATAATGATTTATGTAATTTTGTTCCTTTCGTTAATGCTGGAGGTATTGTTCTTATGCATGATTGCCCTGATAGCAAGTGGAGAAAGCAAAGGAAGCATTATCGTGATTCTAGGAAAGCTTTGAAGAAGTATAACAAAAATAATCCGACAGGAATCCTTAAAACGATTGGAACATGTGATATTATGAGATTATTAATAAAGAAATGAGAGTAATTAACATAATAGATAGTCTTGAATTGAACGGAGGATCTACCACTTTTCTTGAAATGGCTGCTGGGATGCATAAATACTGGAAATGTAACATTCATTCATACGTTGTTAGCAAGACAGGTCTTTTGGGAAGGAATGGTTTAGTAGATAATGGCTTTGCTCCTTCCTATAAAGTTCCTTTGGAAATTTACGATTATTCTAATTTTGAAAGGAAGGTCGTTCCAAAGATTAGGAATTGTCTCGTTTTTCATCATGTGCTCGGTTATACAAAGAGTATAAAGTTTCATAAATCTTGCAAGTATGTAATTGTAAATCACAGAGACATTAATCTCCATAGACTCCCAAAATTCAAAGCGTTCAAAATTGTGTGTGTTTCTAATTATTTCGCTAAGCAAGTTAGAAAAGCTAAAGCAGGCAATCCAGTTGTTATTCTTAATGGGTGCGAAGATTACTACAATACTAAGCCATCTCATCCCAGCGACAAATTGGTTTTGGGTAGGTGTCAAAGAGTTACACCGTCAAAGTTTTTAAATGAAAAGATCCGGGACGAACGTGTATCTCAATATATAGTTGGGCCAGTAGATCCCAAAGCTAAACGTTTAATTCCCAAAGGGGCTAAGTTGTTTGGTCCTGTATTTAGACTAAATGAAAAGATTCCAATTATTAAAAGTTTTGATCTTTATCTTCACGGATCGAATCGTCCCGAAGGTTGCAGTATGGCTATTTTAGAAGCTTTATCTTGTGGAGTTCCAATTGTCGCAAGAGATGCAGGAGGAGGGGTGAGCGAAATTATAATTCAAGGTGTTAATGGATTTTTGTATAAAACCGAATCGGAGTTAAAGAAAATTATTTCACAACTTATAGACGATAAAGAATATATGAAAAAGATGAAAGAAAGTACTCACAAGTATTTTTTAGAAAAATTTCATGTTAAGCATATGTTAGATAATTATAAAAGGATGTTCAATGATTGCGGAATCATCTAGTCCCAGTTCTTCTAGTTCTTCTAGTTCTTCTAGTTCTTCTAGTTCTTCTAGTTCTAGTGCAATAAAATTTTCTGTACTTACAGCTACAAGGGATTGTCTTCGATATGTCGGAGAGATGATGCGTAGTGTTATTTCTCAAAGCTACGATAATTGGGAACATATAATAGTAGATGATTGTAGTAGCGACAGAACCTATAAGAGGGCATGTGAAATTGCCGCTAAGCATGATAATATCATTGTTGTTCGTAACGAAGAGCGTTTGTATTGCGGGGCTAACTATAGAAAGATACTGTCTATGGCTACTGGTAAATATTGTGGAATTCTAGATGGAGATGATAAACTTAGACCTGATTCTATATCTAGAATAGTTGAATTGTATGAGAATAACCTTGACGTAGATTTTATTTGGACTAATCATAAGTGGGGCAATACCAAAATGGATAGATTTAGAAATGGATTGTCTAGTATGGCTAAAAAAGGAACTATTTATGATTCAGAGGCAGGATTGAAGCATGTTTATTCTCATTGGAGAACTTTTAAAACTGAGATGCGAGACAGAGGAGAACTTTTTAGAGATTTGAAGTGTACTGTAGATAAAGATCTCGGATATAACCTCGAAGAGTTGGGGCAGGGAGCTTTCCACTCAAAGCAGCTATATTTGTATAGATACCATAGTAGCAATATGTCTCACAATTCATCTCAGAAGGATGTGTGGAAGAAAATTAGGAAATATCATGAAAATAAATATAGACCATTTGAGATTGTAAAAATATGAAAAAAGTTAGATTAAAAATATATTCTTCAGGTTTGGGGTCAAAAGTTTTCATAAGTAGGCTTAGTAAAAATTTGACTTCTAATTTTCCTGTAGATATAGTTGATAAGAGAGAGGACATCTATCTGTCATGCGTCTGGAGGGGTCCAGGTAAGTCTAAAGATGCTATTTGGATACATAGGGCAGATGGGGTCTATTTTGATGAGCTACGGCATGGCAGAACGGGTATGAATAAAAAAATAAAAAAGAATATCAAAAGATCTGATGCGGTTATTTTTCAGAGCGATTTTTCTAAAAAAATATGTAAAGGTGTTTTAGGGATCTCAAAAAATGAGAGTAGAATAATATATAATGGATGCGATCCAGATATTTATAAAAAATCTATTAAAGATAAGATGGGTTATAAGAAAATGTTAGTTGCTTGTGCTAGATGGGTTCCTCTTAAGCGTCCTCGTTCTATCATAAATGGTTTCATTAGGGCAGACCTCAAAGATACTGTTTTAGTAATGATAGGCAAAATAGATAAAAAAAATATGATACCTCACCCTAATGTTAAATATCTCGGGCATATCAAACCCTTTGAAACATATAAGCATTATGCTAGTTGTGATGGCGTTATACATATCAGTAGATTAGACGCTTGTCCTAATGCCGTTGTAGAGGCTTTGTGCGCTGGCAATCCAGTTTTGTCTAATAACGTTGGGGGGACTCCAGAATTAGTTAAAGATGATGGTGTTATAATAGATATCGATCCAATATGTAAATACAGATCATTTAAAATGAAGCGTCCAGATAAGGTCTCCCCAAAGATTGTAAGCGTTGGTATAAAAGAATTGTTGTCAAGAGAGTGGAGTATCCATCGCCCAGACCTGCATATCATAAATGTTGCCGGACAATATTACGATTATTTTAGATATTTATTGGATAGGAGATAATAAGTGTTAAATTTGCAGGGAACAGGGCGAGTACAGAAAATTGTTGGTCGCAAAAAAGACGGTTCTATAGAAGTCGTTCAGGACTTGTTATGTGCTAGGAAGCATGTTATAGATAATAATTGGAAACACATCAAACGAGCAAAAAAGTTATTTGCTTTTGTATCTTCTCCTAAGATATATAATCAAAAAAGGATGAGAAAAAAGGTACAAGCATGGTGTCATGTTTTTAGAAAACCTCATAAAATGTTACCTAAAAGCGTTCCTTCCATATTGTTGCCAGAATCTGATTTTATAGATTCTTCTTTGATTCTAAATTCTAGCTCTAGATCGTATGCATATGATTATTTTTATTTCACAATTAATTCTACTGCTGGGATAAAAAATAAAGGGTTATATAATTTTATAGATATCCTTCCGACTCTAAACAAGATGAAGTTAAAAGGTCTTGTAATAGTTTACTTTCCAAATAACGGTAAGCGAAAAAACTTTGTTGTACCGTTGTCTTCAAGACAAAAGGCGATACTTAGATTTAGCAAACCTTTTTTAAGGTATCATTGGGGAATACTTGATGCTAAGGGTATGGATCGTTGCATGTCGCAGTGTAGATTTGGGTTATTTCCTAATAAAGTTGATAATAGTCCAAGAATAATAAGTGAATGTCTTTCTAGAGACGTTCCTATATTGGTAAATAAAAAAATACATGGTGGATGGCATTATGTGAGTAAACAAACAGGAGCTTTATTTACGATGAAAGATATAGAGAATAAGATTGAGTTTATGTTAAACAATAAATTTAATCCTCGTAAGTATTATGAGGCTAATTTTGGGTTTAATAATTCTTCGCAACGATTAGCTTCTTTCTTAAATCCTATTTTTGATTACAGCTATACACATATGTGTTTTAAAGCTTTTAAAGCGAGGTTAGAGCAAGTATGAAGGTTACGATATTGACAGCGTGTTACAATTGTGCTCCATGGATAAAACAGAGTATAAAGAGCGTTTTATCTCAAGATTATAAAAATTGGGAATGGATTATAGTTAATGATAAGAGTTCTGATAGCTCTTTAAAAGTTATTCGAAAGCATACTAAAAAACATGATAATATTAAAGTTATCAATAATAAGTCTAGACTGAAATGCGGAGGATCATATGCATTAGCTTTAGAACATGCTACTGGTGATATTTGTTGCGTTTTAGATGCAGACGATATTTTGGTTAACAGTAATGCCTTATCTACATTAGTTCAGTTATATGAAAAATATACAGAAGTAGCGTATATTTGGACTCAGTTTAAGTTTTGTGATTCTAATATGAAGGTTTTAAAAAATGGTTCTTGTCAATTGCCAGATACTTCGCTTTTGCAAGCTGGACTTGATTATTCGAAGTATAGGCATTCTTTTTCTCACTGGAGAACGTTCAGAACAGAATTGAGAGAGTTAGGTGAGATATTTAAAAAAGGATTACCAGCGGCAGTGGATAAGTGGATGGGATATGCTCTAGAAGAGCTTGGAATTGGAGGATTTTACCCTAAAACTTTATATTTATATAGACAGCGAGTAGGAGGTTTATCTTTTAAAGGTAGAAAGCATTGGAGTAAGATGTTGAAAACCTTTGAGAAGAAAAGGCGTGAAGAGAATGTTGAAGCGTATCCTACAATAAGATTATCATTATAGGACATTAATATGGAAAAAACAAACATTATAGATTTTTTAAAGTATTGCGATTTTGATTATAGGATATATATCGAAAACGTTTTACGAATCGGAGATAGTACTGCCATACGTGAACTTAAAGGAGTAATGTATAGAAGGAATTATGAACGCGGTTTACTTTTGATGGGTATTATCAATAAATTCAGTTCAACAAAGTTTTTAGAGTTTGGTACGGGTCGAGGGTTCGCTACAGCTTGTGCTCTGTTTGCAAAAAGCGATTTAGAGATAACGACCATAGATAGTAAGTCATCTGAACATTCTAAGGATCTTATATGTAGTTTGGGGATAGACGTTAGTCCCGTTTCCTTCTTAGGAGTAGATAGCAAATCTTTATCCGCTAAAGATATCGGAGATGGTTTTGATCTTGTTTTTATAGATGGTGGTCATGATTATAAGAGTGTTAAAAATGATTATGAGATAGCTGTTAAATGTTGTAAAAAAGGAATAATAGTGTTTGATGATTTTAGGAATAAACATGCTGGAGTTAAAAAGTTTATTAAAAGCTTAGATGTAACGAAAATTTTAGTTAATACACAAGGTTGGATTTGGAAAAATAAAATGATGGCAAAAACAAAGGATGGAGATGGAATAGTGGATGGTAAAGAGCATAAATCAGGACAAGTCGTTGTCCCTGTTAATATTGATTTGGATAGTAAATGATTAAAGATAAAGTTTCCATAATAGTACCGCTTTATAATTATAAAGATTATATTGTAGAATTAATAGATTCTGTAGAAAATCAAAACTATGATCCATTGGAATTAATAATAGTTGATGACTGTTCTACCGACGATCCATGTACAGTTATCGACCCTTATATTTCAGACAAGATAAAATATTTTAGACTCGATGAGAATAAGGGTTATGCCACAGCTAAAAATGAAGGCATTATTAAGTCTAATGGTGAGTATATTGTTGTTTTAGATGCGGATGACATGTTGTCTCCTAAGTCAATAATTCGTAGAGTTGCTTTTATGAAAAGGAAAGAGGCAAAATGGCTTCATGCTAAGGCTTATGAATTCTCAAATGCTAAACCTTATAAATTTGTATGGAGGAAAAGACAGTTCATTAGACGTTTCGAAAAGATGAAGAAAAATGGTAAATACAAAAATCTTTGGAATACTATTCACGCTCAAACGGTTATGGTCCATCGTTCAGCTTATTTGAAGGTGGGATTGTATCGAGAATCGATGAGATCAATGTCTGATAAGGAAATGTGGGCTAGATTACAGTTTAATGTCGGGCTACCAGCTTATTTTAATAAGTTTGTAGCATATTACAGAATGCATAAAAATCAAATGCATAGGAGTAAAAGTAAAAAGAAGAATCTTCCTAATCTTCTTAAGCAGCTTAATGATTCGGTTAAAAGAAGTAAGAAAGGAGATTTTAGTGAAGTGAGGAAGCTTAATGAGTAATTTGAGAATTTCATTTTCTTGTAAATTGAAGCCTAGTTCTGGAAAGCAAAAATTTGCTATAAGAATCGCTAAAGCGATGCGTAAGTTAGGTGTTAAGATTACAGATAAAAGACCTGATGCTAATTTAGTTTTTGTTAAAGGCATTAAAAAGGGATGTGTTAACATTATGCGTCTTGATAATGCTTGGATTAATAATAAGATGAATTCTGTCGGTAAAAACTCAAAGATAAATAGGACATTGAGAAGATGTAAAGGAGCCATTTATCAAGGAGTTTATTCTAAAAAAGTCTGCGATAAATTTATAGGAAGGTTTAAAAGGAAGTGTGCTATTATACCTAACGGCTGTAACCCTTTTGAGTTTAATGAGAATTTTAAACATAGTAAACCTTATATTTTGGCTTTTTCTAGATGGAGACCTCATAAAAGATTAAAAGATATAACGGTTGGGTTTTTGGAGAGTGGTCTTAAAAAGACACATGATCTTATTGTTTGTGGTGATCCTGATTTTATAGTAAAAGATAGTAGTGTAATATATAAGGGAAGGACAGGTCCGAAAGAGACGAATGCTTTTATTAACGGATGCGATTTTGTTTCTCATTTGGCTTATATGGATTGTTGCCCTAATTCTGTGGTAGAATCGTTGGTGTGCGAAAAGAATGTTTTATATTCGGATAGCGGTGGGATGAAAGAGTTAGTCGGAGATAATGGATATTTGATACATGATAAGCCGTTTAAATTTAAATTGATAGATTTGTATAATGCTCCAGAGCTAAACATGGATGAGATCATTAGCGGGTACAATAATATTTTAGAAGTCAAAAGTACGGTTAGACACGATTTACATATAGATGAGGTCGCAACAAAGTATATTGATTTTATCAAAAAGGTAGTGAAAAATGCGTGATTTGTCAAAAGAACAATTTATAGATCGCAAAAAAAGTGATACACTTTTTATTTTGGGTAGCGGTTATTCTATAAATAAAATTAAAGATTGGGATAAGATAAAGAAGTTTGATTCTATAGCGTTTAATTGGTTTTGTAATCATGAATTCGCTCCTAATTTCTTTTTGATTCGTGAACAGTCTAATATAAAGTCTCGTGTTAATAAGAGCGAAACTGTCAAACGTTTTTATGGCTTATTATCTAAAGAATCATATAAAGATACGTGTATGGTGGTCCAAAATCTAAAGCATTCTAGAAAAGCTAACATTCACATAAACAAGAAGGATTTACTTTCTCAACAAGGTGTTGTCTTAAATGATATTCGCTGCCTTCGTAGACCAGATTTTAATACGGACATATTTAAAAAAGGCGTTATACATTATCGTTGTACGTTATCTAATGTTTTACACATTGGTGTCTTCCTTAAATATGATAGGATTATATTTGCTGGTGTAGATCTATATGATTCTAGATATTTTTGGTTGCCGCGAAAGAGTACTCGTAAAAATATTAAGCGTAAGGGTCTTATTTTTAAGAATAAACATCCAATTACTTCTAGTGTTTTAAAGACAGTAAGTTATGCTAAGCAGTGTGGCAATGTAAGAATGTATACGTTGAATCATAAGTCTTTGTTGAAGAGGAAAATTGAATGTATATCAGAAGGAGATTTATGAGAATTGCATACATTTCAAGCTGTAAAGGGAAAGTTCACGATATTAGGATAAAAGCTATTCAAAAAATATTGCCAGATATTAAATTTGATGTATACGTTCCTCCAAAAAAACCTAATGTAAAAAAATATGATGTAATATATTATGCGTTCCATGGACTCTATAAGAGAATGCCGCTTTTGCACGCTAATATGGTTACGTCTGTAACGAGTCATAAGTGTCTGAGCGATTTAAAGAATACGTTAAAACAGCTTAGTAAGTTTAATCGTATTTCAGTTAATAATAAAATGCTTTATAAAGAATTTTCTAAGCATATTGATGTTATCTATTTGCCTAATGGGGTTGACACTAAAAGATTTTCTCCTGGCGAGAGGACATTTGATCCAGATAATATAGTTTTTGGGTGGATAGGAAACACAGATAGAGCTACCAAAAATTTTGAATCTATAATTAAACCTTTGAAGAGGAGATTTAAATTCAAGACTATTGAAACAAAGAAATCAAAAAAATACAAAATAAATCATAAAGATATTGTTAATTTTTATCGTTCTATTGATTTTTATGTAGTTGCCAGTGGGACAGAAGGAACTCCAAATCCAGCTTTGGAAGCAGCTTCATGTGGAGTCCCTTTGATAACTACTAGGGTTGGCAATATGGTGGATATCGTTGTTAATGGAGAGAATGGTTATTTCATAGAATCTCCTTCCTTGGGGTCGGCATTAGACACTTTTAATTTAGCTCTTGATTTATCAAAAAAGGAATATCTCACAATGTCTAATAATATTAGGGATGAAGTCCGTAATATTTGGAGTTGGTCTGACAGTATAGCGGGGTTTAACTCTTTGTTTGGAATTGAAAATGAATAAAACTTTAGTTTACATATTGTCTAGTTCTCATTCAGGTAGTACTTTATTGGACCTCATTTTGTCTAGTAATTCAATATCCTCTAGCTTGGGAGAATACGCTCATATTGTTGAAAGGGTAAAAGATAAAAAACCTATTTGCAAATTATGTGGGAGTGATTGTACCTATTGGAGCAAACTAAATAAAGAATTGAATAAAGTGGGCAAGTTAAAGTATCATGATGCTGCATTTAATATTTTTAATACCCCTGTTCTAATCGATTCTTCTAAACGTATCAAATGGATTAATCAAAAAACAAAGTCAAAAAAAGTTGATATAAAAGTTATAAAAATTACCAGATATGGACTATCTACGCTATTAAAGACTAAAAGGAAAAAGGGAAGTATTACCGAGTCTAATGTTAAGAGTTGGATAAAAGGTAATAAAAAGATTGATACTTATATGTCTAGGTTAAAAAAATCCCAAAAATTATTTATCAAATATGAAGATTTGTGTAATTCACCATCTGATATAGTTGATAAGTGTTGCAGTTTTATAGGAATGCCATACGAAGAAGGCATGTTAGATTTTTGGAAAACTAAACATCATTCTATAGGAGGAAATGCAAAACCTATAGGTATGGTTAGATTGTATCACAAAATGGTTAAGCTTGAAGATATGCACCCAGATGTAGTTGATTTTTTCGAACGTAATGGGTTTAGTCTGAAGTTGGATACTAGATTTGCTGAGAGATTTTCTGCTACTGAGGTTAAATTATTTAATAGAATCGCTGGTAAGTTTTGCAAGTCTTATGGATATGAGTGTGAGTTATGAAAGTAACTAAATCACCAGTTTCTAAAATAATTGGAGACAAAAAAGGTAGTCTTCGTACAGTTAAA